AATCTCCAACATCTTGAATTCTTTTTATGTAATAGAAATGCATATCTTTAGATGCATTAGTTGAATCAGGTGTTGGATAGACACTAATACTAACATGATCAATAAATCTTTGAACCCAATATTGATTAGGTGTTCCTTTAGAAAGTTTATTTGAAAAAGCAGCATAAGTTGATCTATCAACTTTGGTCATAGGACTATCCGATTGACTTGTTGAAGTTCTATTATTTCTTAATTGTGCTTCAAGGACATCGGACATTCCATAGATACCATTAGGATTTGAGGTAGCACTTGTACCATCTGCAGATGATCTAAAAAATTTATATTCAGATTGTCCTTGAATTAAATCAAGATCAAGTTCTGAAACTTCCCAATAGTGAATACCTCTATTACCCCATTCTTGAAATAAAATATTAAGAGATCTTCTTGCTGATCTTAACTGATTTCCTGAAACAGCTTGTAGTCCTATACGTTCAAATGATTCTTCTATTATTTCATCAATAGAAAAAGTTTTGTCGAACGTTGCTGTTCCCGAAGTGGTATTAGCCATTTAGCCTCCTATACTTCGTAAACTTTAATCCACTCACAAACAACTGTTCCAGAGTCTCCTGCTGCACAAGCTGGTAATACTATATTAACGTCTCCAGTATAACCACTAGCTTTAGTGTTTTTTAAACCACCAAAATCAGAGTAATCATACTCCATTTCACCATTTAAACTTTGAAATACAACATCTGTTGTTGCATCCCACTGCATACGTAAAGCATCTACTGGTGCAGTTACTGAAACGTTACAACTAACTTTGTTAAGTCTTACAGTTTTGCAAGTTTTACCATTGTTTGAACTTAATCCAGAAACATCAACTATTTTAGTTGTGCTTCCCTCTCCATCACCTGAAACCACATTGTAGTGAGTAATTACTTTTTTTGCTCCATCGAATACAGTTGTATTTAATACTGTGTCTGCTGCCATGTTTTCCTCCTTTTAAAGAGCGCCTGCATTACCAGACGCTCCGAGTTAATTATTTATTAACTTAAATTTATATTTTGTTGGTACAAAATAGTAATTCTAACTTCACCAGCACTTGTAGCTGCAGAGTTAGTTACGTTTAATCTTTGATCAGAAGCCCCAATATCTTCCCAAGCTAAAGCTCCGCCTGCTTGAGTTGTAGGGTATTTTCTACCCGCAGTAGTTCCGATTGCAAACGTGTTAACAAGAGCAGTAGCTAATCCTCCTACAAAACCAACACTAATGTTAGTTGCATCTGATGATGCTGTGATTACGTCAAAAACACAATCAACGATTTGTGAGTTTGCTGGAATGATTACACTTGTTGCTGTTGCAGCAAGTGCTCCGCCTGCTAATGAAGCTGCAAAACTTTGTGCCATTACAACTTGTCCTGTGTTTTTCATGTTAGTACCAACTGTAGTACCTGTAGTATTTGATATCGTTCCCGCTTTTATTGGTCCCGAAAAAGTAGTTGTTGCCATTTTATATTCCTCCTAGAATATATAAATATAGTCACCTAGGGTGTGTCGACTATACACGTCTATATTTATTTTATTATTTAATTGTATAGTATGTTTTTTATATACTAGTTTTTAGTAGAGTGCAAGAGAGCCTGTAATGTGGAGTAGATTTTTCCAACGATGTAGCTTTTGATTAAGTAGCTACTGAAACTTCTGGAGCAGAACCTTCTATTGTGTTCTGTCTATGGGCAATTGCTGCTTCTTCCAGCTTAATGTCAGTGATGATTTGTTTTACTTTGTCATCGATTCTGACCATCTCAAGAGTGTATCTATTATTATCTAGATGCTCCTGTTCCCACTTCAACTCCAAGGACCTTTTTGCTTTGTATAGGTCTTGTATCATCTATAACCTCCTCATAGGTTATTCTATTTACCTTGTCATTATAACTATTTCCAAGGTTTTCCCAAACTATACTGTTTTCTCCAAGTTTGTCAAGGATAGATTGTTCTAGTGATGTTGGGGAATCTTCTGATTCAACTGTAAATTTAGCGTGATGATTATACGCCCAAATGTTTACTATAAATTTTGTCATGGTTTTATCTTTCTATTTTGTAAATGAGGCGGTTTTAAGGCCGCCTCATAAAAAGTATTAATTATACACCTTCAACGCCAAAGATACCTCTAGGGTCAGAAACTCCAAAAGAGTATCTTTCTCTAGCTTTGTATCTTACATTGCCAGTATCGAAGTCGCCTTCCATAGCTGTAGTCAATGGTGCTCTATTGAACATTTTCATACCGTTAGGCACGTCTGTAATGATATAGAACGCATCTGAGTCAGTTAAATAGTTGTTGACTCTGTATCCTTGAGGAATCATTCCCATAGATACGATTGCATTGATATCGTTATCAGCTGTTCCAGTTCTACCTTGAGACTTCATCAATCTTTCAGCTGTGAATTGTAACTCAGAAGGAATAATCATTTTTACTCCTCTAGCAGCAATTCTTAAACCTCTTTCGTCACTCATTTGACCAATATCTATTAAAGATTGTTCTAATGAAGTTTCGTTAAGGTCAGCTTGAGTTGCTAAAGTATTAGCAAAAGTTCCAGACACTGTTGGGTGTGATGTATTAAATAAAGATACACCGTCACCTGAATCAAAACCATTCGTAGTAGGAAGGCCTTGAATTAGTGGTTCAACTGCTTTTACTTGTTTAGCATTACTCATAGATCTAGCTAAAGCTTTTGTATATCTAGACGCAAGTCTATCATACAAGTTGTCCTCGATTGCTTCTTCAGTAATCGCGAACGCTAAAGCTACAGTCTCGTGAGTGTAACGAGCTGTGAAAGTTTCCTGTGCTTCATCAAATGAAACTCCAGAACCTTCACCTTTTACTTGTGCGTTTGCAAAACCACTTAACATTACTTCTTCTTCAAAAGCTCTGTCAGATGATTCTGTGGCATAAATTTCAGCATGCTGATTTTCATACCTTTTGTATTCCAGGCCGAATAGTGCATTCAATCCTGGCTCTAGTTCTTTAACTAGTTGTGATCGTGATATAGCCATAATTTAATCTCCTATTCTAGCTTAGTTTTGTAGTTCAATTAGATTAGCAACTACTACTACAGATCTGAAAGCCGCATTTTCATCGTTTTCAGGATCTTCAGCAGATCTTAATAATCTCCATGAAGCTGCATCAGCACTTGTGTCGCCGATATCTAGTGTAGCTGAAGACTTACCAGTAGTTGTACTACCAGCAGAAGTATTCATATCATACGTTTCTAAATATCCAGCTTGTGCTACAGCAGCATCAGTTGCTACTACATATTGTTGTTGTGGGTTATCGAATACAAATGCATCGATATCCTCTGAGTTTGCTGGTGTTACTTGAACGTAATGATTCGCAAACGTTGGCTTCAAAGTTGTAGCCGCGTTATAGAAGATTCCGTTAAGTACGCCTAGGATAGGAGTATCAGTTCCTTGTCCTTCAACGATATAACCAGCAGCAGAAGCTACCGCACCACCATTAAAAATAGTAGTCGCATAGCCCGCATCGATTTTGTATTTGCCCTGACCAGAAGTCGCTGGTGTTGAACCAAGCGTTCCTGCAGCAGTCAAACCAAAACCTTGTGTGTTTCTATTTGCCATAGTTGTTTTCTCCATATGCACCTATCCTACGGACAGGTACGGTTTAATTTAATCCAGTGATTTAGAAATAGTTAAAAAATTATTTCTTAGTACCACCGAAGGTTACACGAGACTGCCTATCAACATTGATCGGCATTCTACTATCCTGCTCCTTCATTAAATCGTTTCTTACAGCTTCGTCTCTTTGTTTATGACGGTCAGTCATATACGCTTGTCTTTGCTTCGCGATCTCTTCAGGTACCTTCGCAAGTAGAAGGCCTCCAACTCCAACAACTCCCTTGTATTTCCCGTCTTCAACGGTCGGATAGTCAGATGCATTTTCGACTTCTTCAGATCTTACTAGTTCATATCCTTCTCTTAATCTTCCAGATATGTTTTTCGTATCTTGAAAGCCAACGCTTTCTGCTCTTATCCATCTATACCTGAAACCATCAGGTGCAGGGGGTGCGTCTAGAGCTGACGGATGGACCCAAACTTTTGG